GTTTGTATTTGGAATATCTGATAGGTAAACATCCTGTGAAATCCCACTTACTCTAAATGATGTTGATTTTATGTTATATCCACTCATACTGTTAATATGAAATTCATTACCAAATCCAATTGAGTATTCTGCAAAACTATTCAGGGAAACTCTGAGATCTCTTCTAATTTTAATATTTGTAATATTTGAGGTTACAGACTCGTGACTATCATCAATAATTTTTAAAAACTTACTATATTTAAATCTGGCACCATACTTATTCAATTCTGTCGATTCAGCATATTTATTTGCATTAGACTGAACAATACTTGAAACATAAGATGAACTTGGGGCAAGATTTGTATTATAGTAAATTTTAGAATCAATTTCGATATAAAGATATTTTAAATCTAAAATTTCAGGAACAATTCCAGATACGGCATATTTTTTGAGTTTGAGTTTAATATTTTCTTTAACTAAATTCGATAGAAAATCACCACTTCTTGGTTTAATACTAATAAAAACTTTTCCATATTGTGGTGGAATCAATTCTTCACCACCAAAAACCGATATTGATTCTGTTTCTGGATAAATTTTTGATGGTATTAAAGTCTCATAGTCATTAGATGTTACTGCTCTATTTTGTGAAGAATATATTCTTGGAGCATATTTTTTGATAGATTCTATAGATTCAATATTTTCTCCTCCAGAAGCAATCAAACCAGTAGTTAATAAAGAAATTCCTGATGTCACCGTATATTCTGTAGAATTTCTTGTATATGTTATTTTTCCCGAATAAGAAAACTGACTTACTCCATTTGCAGAATCGCCATTTGTGGTGATATATGATGCTTCTACGTAATTTCCTTCTTGAAGTGCTTTTCCAAAAACATTATCCCCAAAAATTAATTCATATCTTTCATCTTCAATTTCTTGTAAAAAATAAACCTCAGACTCTTTATCAATTTCAAAAAGACTGTCTTGACGATTATATTTTACAGAAACTGATGATTGTTGATTATTTTTTACAATTACTGAAATTAAATCAGTATCAATTCCCGAGTTTGGTAAGATATATTTTTGATTTGGATTTCTAGACGTATATGTAAAATTTGAAGTTAAAAGTGTTCCTTCATAAATTTGAACATCATTAAACGATGCAATGTTGTCAAAAACAGGAACTGTAATATCTTCTAATATTGAAAAAATAAAAGACTGGTTACCAAAAGTTCCAGAAGTGCTTGCTACAGGACCCTTCTTAAGAGTCAGAGAAACTGGAGTTGGTGTAATATTTGAACAATCTACAAAAAAACTTATTGTTGATCTTGCTGCTTTTTTTGAACGAGGAATATATCCGATGTTTCTTGCAAGTGCAACAACGTTTTCTCTAAGTGTTGCACTATCAATAAACACCTCATTTGCAACCATATTTGCATTATATGAAGTGATGTAGGTATTATATGCCAACACATCAAGAATCGTTGCAAGGTTAGACCCCTCAAAGTCATAATCCGTAAAGTTTGAATTTGCTTTGAGATAATCTCTAAGTGTGGTTTTAATCTGGTCAAAATCCAGATTTGTAAAATTTACTAATGGCATTTACCTGGTTGGTTGCAATACAAATTGTAATTGTTGTGACGGCACATCTGCTCCAATGATATTGTACGTTATGGTAACGTCAAAGGAATTATTATCATAATCTGGGTATGCTTTCACATCAATTAATTGAACTCTTGGCTCATAATTTTGTATAGACTGTTTAATTTCATCGACAATTATAGATGCAGAAATATCATCAACATTTTCAAAAAGTGTTCTGGAGACATTTGATCCAAAATTTTCATTAAAAAACTTTTCTCCAGGTACTGTAAATACGATATTTCGAATTGAACGTGAAATTGCAGTTTCATTTTTAAGGGCAATCAAGTCACTATTCAAGGGATTAACCTGAAATGACATACTGATATCTTTAAATCCTTGACTGACCCTTTCTAAAGGCATTTAATATTATAATTCTATCTTATTTATTACCCTTTTATAGATCCATAGAAGGGTTCTGTTCCATAGTTCCAGTCATCATAATCTTCATCATTTCTAATTTTTTCGTGAATTTCATTTTGAACATGAAAATCATGTTTCTTAGGAGTTAAATCATCACTTGTAATTTCACGAAGCATCTTTTGCTTCTCTATTTTTGATTCCCAACCATATTCTGATGATAAAAATTCAGTTCCCCACTCATTTTTCATAAATTTTTCGTCTTTATCGACTTTTTTGGTCATTGTTTTGCTCCTGATTTGTTAAATCAGAACTTTTTACGGGGTTGCTATCCCGAATGTTTTTAATTTCGTACATAAAATCGTCAGATGTTTCAATTTTACGACGATTTTCGACAGAATATTCAGTCAAGTCGATTTCATACCCCGGATTTTTAGTAATTCTGTTGCGAGTCCATGCATCGTCATACCATAATATCTTGTTATTAGGATATGCATAGAAGTTTCCATTGTCCATTTTGAAAAAATGGGCACATTTGTGCTCTGGAGTTTCACTAAAGTTAGTATTCAGTGTTGATTTTGATTCCCATGACCAATCAAGAGTAAACATATAGGTTCCTTCATTCTTCTTTCCCTTATAATTGATTAGTTCGGCACGTAAATTAGCCAATCTTGAACGTACTTGAACATCAATATAAGGAGAAAAGCAATCCCACCACATACACTCTTCTAATTCAGGAACTGGTGCATCAGGTTTCCAACAAAACGCATGAATCGGTCTTCTTGTCCAGTTGACTCCATTCTCTAAAAACGCCTCAAAGAGGGGTACGTGCTTCTCTAAGGATGCTACAGAGTGTACATCGCATAAAGTTACCTCTCCGTGCCCTTTTTTATGATTGTAGAGAAATTCATTGCGAATATAGCAAGTAATCGTTGGAAGATTATGATTTAAGTAAGACATTCGGAGATTTTTCCTGTTTTTGTTTTTTGCTTTTGGTTTCCTTCAAGACGAGCAACGACGGCGCTTCCGGTAATTAATTATATAAAAATAAAAAAGCACTTAAAGAAACCTCTAAGTGCCTTGAAGATTATTTGCCTTGTCCTCGATATGGTTTTTTTGCTTTGTTTCTGCTGGTTGCAGCATACTTTGTACTCTTTCCGAGTCCCTGTCGAGTATTTTTTGGATGCGATTCAACTTGTGCTGAGCCACTCAGACTTTTACGATTTGCCATTAAACTTCCTCCAATTCAATCAGTTCTGGGTATATTTCTTCTCCATCATAAAACTTTTCGGAGAAGTCTTGAAGAATCTCACTACATTCTTCTGCAGTGAGATTCATATAAATTTTACGTCCTTGATAAAGTACGTTGTATCTTTTCATCAGATAATGCGAGTCTTTTCGTGTCCGACACGAATGCGAGGATCACACCAGATCTCAAATCCTGCATCCTTTGCATCAAGACAGAATGAGACATCTTCTCCGCACATGTCTTGAACATTACCAGATTCAAAGACTTGCATTTTAGGTGCAAACCAAGGATACTCAAGATTCTCAAAGACACCTTTCTTAATGAGTACCCAACCAAATCCAGTATAATCAACAGTGAAAGGTTTTTTACGTTTGGAGATTGATTCCACAGTTTCGTGATTCATGACTCCACCATTCTTACGGAAATCATCTTCTTCCAACCAGTGTGCGACAGAAGTTGTGTGACCATCTTCAGTTGCATACCACCCAGCAACCACTTCTCTTTCCGTGCCATCTTCTGAAATTGCAAGATCACAGAGTTGCCAGAACTTGTTAGAATCAAAAACAATATCACTATCAATCCAAAGTTGATAATCATATTGTAGTTTTCCATCCCAAGGAATTTGTTTTGGACCACGAAGAACATTTGCCCCAAGGCATTTGCATCGTGCGAAATTAACCATTGATGAGTAGTCTTGAGAGATTTGAATACTCATTCCATTTTGTACCAGATCAAAGCATAGTTGTACAAATGCTTTTAGAAAGATAAAAGAGCACCCACGTCCAGGGAGACAGAATACAATACTCTTTCCTCGCATTCTTTCTTTGATTGCATCAATATCCCATTCTTCAGTTTTGGGCTTTGGTGATGTTGCTTTTACAGTAAATCCTTTTGCCATAAGATTGAATAACTTTCAGTTCAAATTTTAACAGTTTATATATGCCTTGTCAATGTGAAGAATTGAGTGCTGCTTCTTTATTAATCAGCAGTTCCTCATATGACAAATCCTCAACAATATAGTCGGTCTTCATAATACCAACCATATTATTAAGGGTGCTCCACGTTGTTTGGAAATCTTCTTCTTTAACTGAATGAAACAAACATCTATCTTTTGCATAGATGTGATAGATCTTTTCCATACAAAAATATCTCCGAAAATTTTTTGTAACAAATCTTATTTTGTTACTGCATTATATATGATCACGACTAAAAAACTAAGTGGTATTAATACTACCTTTGCCATTGTCTTTGGATACCGAATCATCCATCCTGCAAGAATAACCTTCCAGAAATTCCAATATGGGGGTTTATTTCTTTTTGCCACCTTTTTTAAGAGTCCTCTTGTCTGGTCTTGAGTATCCATTTTTGTGAATCCATTTGACTCCCATTTTTTTGCTCCGGAAATTTTTTATTAGAGTGATATTTAGAGGTCGATTTGTCACCTCTGTAGGTTAGGGTAGTTTGCCTTTTTTAATAAGGGGGGGGGGTTAATAACAACGCCCGATATAAACAATTAACAATAAATCGCAAACACTGCTGATAACTATCACGAATCAATCACGATTGCACACTGATTATAATCACTTAACACATTTTCCACATACTATAAACGAAAGGTGAGGGCACTGATTAACACTCAGCACCCTCACCAGTTACTGACAATCAGAACTC